ATCAGATAACAACCTCCGTAATGGATTCTTTTAAATCAGACTTGATCTTGTACATGATCAAATCGCGTCTTAGTTTTTCTCGACGTTCGGTGTGCATAAAGATGACAACTACGACGAATGGGTAAAGCTTTTCCTTTTCGAGTTTGTCATTAAGCATACCGCAAAGTTTGATTTCGCGACAATCTTCGATACATTCGAGATGGTGGTGCGAACCATTGATCCCTCGATACCAGATTTTTATGAGGAAGATGATTCTGGACTTTTTCCTAGGGAAATTGATTCCTTTTATCTACCTTATGATGATCTTGACGTGGACTATACTAAAGTGGTTCACGATTGTCGCGACACTGATGATGCCGGTCTTGACGTTGATCACTTGTCGGAATTCGTTGAAAATATTTCCTATCTGCCCGAAGGTCAACCTTGGGCTGACGTATCCGACTCGTCATTCAATGAACATCTTGAGGATATACAAGATATCCCATCGTTTAAGGACATCGAAGTCGTCGAGGATGTTATACCCTTTGACGACGACGGTGAAATCCGGGATGTTTCATGGGCCGAAGCCACGCCATCATTGGCGTTGGACGTTACATGCGACGCCGATTTCCGAAACTGCGGTTTCGAAGTGTATGAATCTGGGTCAAAGCATGTTCCCAAGTGGCGACCGAAGGTGGTCCAGGTTAAACCGGACCCTTCGATAATACAGTCTGCCATTGATGAACTCTATCCCCACCACCATTGTGTAGATGACAGGTTCTTCCAAGAGTGGGTAGAGACGCATGATATAGACCTTGAGGTCTCAGATTGTAATTTAGACTTTTCAGTCTTTAACGACTGGACCAAAGGTGTCGACACGCGCCTCGTACCTAACCTTCAGGTTGGTGGATTGTCTCATAGAGTACCAACTCAGAATGAAGCGCTTATTGCCATCAAGAAGCGCAACATGAATGTGCCTGAGTTGCAGAACCAGTTTGATCACGATACTGTCTTGAATCGTTGTGTTAATAGGTTCATAACACACGTCATTGACAAATCGAGATTGAGTAAACTGAAGCCGATATCTGGTGAAGAAGTTTTCTTCTTTAACCAATATCTGGAAAACAAGAAGCCTCCTTTATCAGAATACAGGGGACCTGTACCATTGCTCGCTCTTGATAGGTACTTGCACATGATCAAGACGACTTTGAAGCCAGTTGAAGAAGACTCTTTACACATTGAAAGACCTGTCCCCGCGACGATCACATATCACAGGAAGGGAACGGTCATGATGACGACCCCATATTTCTTGGCTGCCATGGCCCGCCTGTTATATGTGGTAAAGAGTAAGATATACATACCGACTGGTAAATTCCACCAGATTTTTCAAATGAACCCTGATAACTTGAAACAATCTAAGTTTTTCAAGGAGATTGATTTTTCAAAGTTTGACAAATCTCAGGGTAGACTACACCACGATATCCAACTTAAGTTGCTGCTACATTTGGGTATTCCTCAGCACTTCATTGAAACATGGTTCAATGCCCATGAAAGAAGTCATATAAGAGACAGAGATTGTGGTGTGGGGTTTTCCGTTGATTACCAACGACGAACTGGTGATGCATGCACGTACTTGGGTAATACGCTGGTTACCTTAAGCGTTCTTAGTTACGTGTATGATTTATCTAGTCCCAACGTTTTGTTGGTTGCCGCCAGTGGTGATGATAGTTTAATCGGATCCATAAGTCCATTACCTCGTGACAATGAAGATTTGTGTGTATCACTCTTCAATCTCGAGACGAAATTTCCACATAACCAACCATTTATATGTTCCAAGTT